CCCAGTTTCTGTATCTCTCATACTGAAAAGTACGGAGCGCCTTGGTATCGAAAGAAACCAAAGTCCTCTCCTGCGGCTGTTTCAATTTGAGCATACATATAGAACGCTCCTGGTTTGTGGGTGTCTATGTCAATTACACAGGTTTTCGACCATGCTGTTTCCATTTCATCAGTATTAATGGTTCCCTGCATGTCATCCGCAAAAGCCAGAGCATATAAGTTTCGGCTATAGAAAGGAGCTTCGTACTCAACACCAGCATTGCTATGTTGAGCAAAAGTAACGGTTCCTTGCAAAGCCGAGTCGGCAACAGCAGCAATGAAGCTGATACCTGGAGTGGCGCCACCAGCCACCCCTCCGCGGGTGACCTTCACTTGATCTCCTATCTGCGCATCTTCGTTTCCTGAGATGTGCACTCTCTTTCTTATTGATCCCCTGAAGCCTAGAAACGCCATTCTAAGGTAGGAGAACAAATCGAAAGTTGTTCTCGCACGAGCAGTGGCGCCATACGGCAAGACGTTTACTGGCATATTGGGCTCAACAATCTCAATATGCCCAACCGTTACGGCCGCCATATTGTAATTAAATTCCGCGGTAGAAACATAGCGTTTGAGCATACTCCTAAACGACAAGGGTTCTTCTCCATAATGGTAAAGGGACGCGTTGTCGAAAGAAACAACGCTCTTGTTTAAAGGAGTGCAGACGAAGTCTTCTTGCGGCACAACTCCTGACTCCGTACGGATACGTCTCTGATTCGGGAAGCGCCTGTCCGTCAATTCATTCACACGCATGTTTTCACAACGCACGTAAACATTAATCGGGATATCACTTCCGTCAGGAGATTGTAAGGAAGTAAAGGGCATGACTCCTATATATCCGTTACAGTAGGTGGGATTTGAAGAACTGATAGTAGCTCCATATTCGTCAGTATAAACGTGGCTCACTCCTGCCCACTGTCGCGGATAACCCCACTCCACACACACTTCAAAAACTTGCGTCTCCTGAATGTCAACCACTGCGAGGAATTGCTTGTTTGTGCTCATGTTTGTGTTTATAAGGGAGTACTGAGCTACGTTAGGCTCAAAAAAGATAGCTAGCTTTCCACGATGAAAAGCGGATGCCACAATCTCGAATCTGTAGACGATTTTTCCCGACCACGCCGCAAAGGGGGTCACGGCGTAGCACATAGCGGTAGGTTGATAAAAATCATAAAGAGCACCAGAGTCCTTGGTGTGCAGATACGGTGAGTTTCTACACATCCAAAAAACGGACATAGGCGCAGTATTTTCCAACCAATTAAAAGATGTCAAATAGGTGGTACGATTGGCTATGTCGGCTATGACCATCTCATCCCTAGAACATCCTCCAATTGAAGGATCTACTGTCAATTCTTGCTTAGGATCTATGGTGAGCCTATAGTTAGTTTCCGCTCCTATCGTTTGAGCGCCATTTTGGAACGGTTGATTCTTAACTATCATTGGCTCATCGATCATAACTGGTCGAGACCAGCCGAAGATCGCAGCAAACCTGGAGACGCTAGAAAACAACATCTCACTGGCTAACGCCAGATGACCAATTGACGGGACACGAGAAAGAGCGCCGCTGATTTCTGCTAGTTTCGTAGAAACTTTTTCAACAGGACCCGTTTCTCTTTCATCAACGACACCTGACTCAGTAGTAATCGCAATCTGCGTGCCTGTAGGGGCGCCCAACTTAACGTTTGTTGCCCAAGCCACTATTTGCATACGCGCCACAGAGGGTGTGGATGATGTAGATGCGACTGGGTTGATGGTAGCCAAGTGTAAGGCTCCAGCATACTCCATATCAGCGTAAGGCGAAGTATCCGCCAGCACTAAGGCTGAAGTATTGAAGAGTCTCATCATTGGTTTCGTTGAAATAAACGGAATCTCCATCTCAACGGGTTTGTTGGATTTAATATCCATGGTGACTGCACCGTCTGATTGACTCAGATAATTGATCAGTAGAGGTTTCATCGTGGGAAACGTGATGTTTGCTGCCAACAAGCGAGTCAACGTCCCATTACTAGCCGGGAACGGTTGATACGACAACAATACACGACCATAATGAAATGGTGACCCTGAGATGCTAACCCTCAGGTGCAAGTTCGCAGAGAAGTAAGCGTAATTTCTCAGCTTCGCACGAATGGAAGGATTAGCAGTGAACAAATCCCACACATCATAGTTGGTAAAGAAATCCGCTCCTGCAGTTAATGATAAAGTGGCTATCTCAACTGGCCTAGCAAAGAAATCTGCTATACCCAAAACCTCTTCTTGACCAGTGGCAGGGTAAGCACTGTTACCAGCGTTAACTTCTTTCACTTCATCTCCCGCGAACTCATTAAAATTCTCTTCGATAGATTCAAATGTCAAATCGTTCGCAACAACACCACTCTCAGTGAGTACCCTTCCTGGCGCGACGGGCATCCACGTTCGATTCAAACCTTTCTTGGTGGTCAACAAATCGAAATAGTAGTGTACCAAGTTTTCGTAACTATGTGGAACTTTTAACAGCCGATCCCTCACCCTAAAAGCGGGGTGCTGATCAGTAGCAAATACTGTCCCAAAGTAACGAGCTCCTTGAAGCACGGCTCGAACGCTTGCTAACTCATTATCAAGCAATTCTAAAGTAACTTTCTCTCCGGACTCTACAAATCTCCATTTGTAGTCCTCCATAAAATTCTCTTCCTTCTCTTCTCTAACTTTAATGTCATTAAGCCGGGGTATAAGACCAGGTTTGCGGCTTGCACTGCCTGGAATTTGGGAGCCTAAAAAGGCTATTCGTTCTCTTCTATGAGAACGTCTATAGTGTTACTGAGTATTGCCGTTTTGATTTGATCAAACGTCAATAACTTAGAACATGCTCTCTTACTAGAGATTCCATAATACGTTTTGAGAAGTCCTATCAAAGTTTCTCGAAACATATCGAAATGGGTCTCATAGCCTATTGCCATCTCATAGAGCGCTGATTGAGTGATAGCAATAATTTGCTGCTCTTCCGTCAGATGCCTGGTGGGTGTAACCCACGTCAACATCCTCCTGATCGAAGATAACGAAAGAGGAGCCATAACCCGTTGAAAGCGTTCAGAGTGCTTAAAATTCCTTTTCAAGAACGTCATCTCATTAGGGGTTATAAACTTTCTAGCCACTGCCCCTTTGTCCGCAGCCGTAAAATCGAGATCCAATAATTCTTTCACTTTCTGTGCATAAAACAAAGTGTTGAACTCGTCACAGCGAGAAGCTATTAAGAGATCGTCACCATAAGTCCTAATTAACAGGGAGTCAAAAGGGTCACCGTATTTATGGTAGAAATCACAAGCATACCACACGTAAAGTACTATGACCAGACCTCGCAAACAATTGTCTTCCGCTGTTGCGAACTTCCCAGAGGGTTGTAGTCCTGCTACTTGGAAAACGTCACCTAGTATTTCAACATTCACGAATAGGTTATCGGTGAGAATACCATTCGCCACTTTCAGCGAGTTCTCATTATAACCGCCCCTCTTGAGGGCGTACATAATGATCTCAGCAGCGGCTATCCCCACGCCAATAGGCATATGCTGATCGAAAGCTCCATAATCTCCTTCAATGATACACTGAGAGAAATCACTTAGCTCGTGATACAACTTATCGGCACCTAGCGCCATATCTATACCCACACAACTCCCAAAAATTTCTCCTTTTTCAACTAGCAAGGAATAGAAGGGGGTTAAGAACATCTTGTTCTCAATCAACGAGTTCAACGGGGACATATAGAAGAGACGCGTTTTTCCACTTATACACTTCGTGATCTCACGGGGTTCATCCTTAAGTTTCCCTGTATAAATGTGATGGCACGTTTCTCCACGCAAATATGTCTCCAGATCCTTCTTGACTATAAGAGCAACTTCTTCTGTTAAAGACCGATTGCCTTGCAAATCCATAATGGGTAAATATAGATCCTTCGCACCCCGGAATCCAAAGCCGGCAGAAGCTGCGGCATTGACTCTTCTGACATAGTCGTCGCCCTCAACGCCATTAATGGCTTGATGGACAGTCAAGGGAACAAATTCAACGTCTAGCTTAAAATCATCAAGTCTTTCGCAAACACGTGTCGTCACCTTCTTAAGTATCACGGGGTCAAGCGCCGCACGTGGTAAGTTGATTTTCTTAAAAGCTATATTGTAAGGGGATATATACTCACCATTCTTAATGTGCGGCCTCATCATAGGGCGGTCAAACTCCTGGAAGGCAAAATCCGGGAACAAATCATCCATCATTGACTCAATTTCACGGTAAAATTTCGTGCGTTTGAGACGAGACTCTTTTTCTAGAATAACCGGTCCCGGAATTTTCCCGAAATAAGTAATACCATGAAACAGTTCAAAGTTGACCATCGATTTGGGTACTGGATCCTCAAAGACAAGATCTAGAACTCCACTTTCCGTAACGATGCCACACTCAGACGCAATATGGAAGTTTGTTTGCGCTTGCATGGCATTTACCGCAGCGGAAAGAGACGAACGCGATATAACCGTCGCATAAGAGTCCTCCAAATTTTTGGCTCCTGCACAATGAATTCCAAAGATTACTATTCCATTGCCGTATTTCCCGATAATGGGAATACCGCACGTACCAGGGCTATGACTTGCCCACTTGTACGCTATGTGCTCAGGAAGAACTATCGTTCCGGCCACATCGTCCATTTCTAATCTTCCGCCAAACACTAATCGCGACTTAGTTCCTCCGACCATTCCATCTGTTTCATCGGGAGGTGGACCATCGAAAAAGTGTGAGGTGATGTTATTGAACCGAATGGTTGAATGAAAGAGAACAGCGTCAGTGGAAACTTCCTTACAGTCTTCCAAACGAACAATAACTCTCGTCCAACCTGAACCACTCACATGAACACCATCAGTGTTGGAGATGTGCAAGATGATAACATCCTTGTCTTTAAAAACATGTCGATTTATCAAAGCAAGGTCCGACGACACCCCAAAAATGTGGGTGTCATTTTTCGGAAACCCTTCACACTCAACGTAGCAATACCTGACTCGTTTTCGTATGGATGCGTCGAGAGAATGGATATCACCTGTGTGAACCACTCGTCCCACAGGTGTAATGTTGTTCCATGTAGCATGAACACGGCTTTTAACTCTTTTCATTGTGCTGCCTGCACCGAAACGTTCCTTTTCCATGTTCAAGAGTATACCGAGCTCACGCCCACTTTCAGACAACACCAGATTTGGGTACATCTTCTGGATAAAGGATTGCCAACCTTTGCGTGCAAGGAAAAGGGACGCTAATGAAAAAGTTCCAAT